CAAGATTCTTAATAACAGTTTTTATATTTAAAGATGCTGCTCCAAGTAGCATTGACATCCCAGAGGCAGTCCTAGTCATGCTCTGTACACCTGTTTGCCCATGAGAATAACTAGGAATACCTGTCTGTTCATCTGCTAACTGTCTAAAACGATCAAACATCATCATGTTTTCATTAGACGTATTAGGAAACTTTAACCCATTGATAGCTGTTCCTGGAACTCCTGCTTGTCTTCTAAACACTTTGCCAGGGTATATTTCCATACTTTGACCACCTACCAGAGCTGTTTCATCTACGTCAAACACAAGAGAACCAGATAGTGCTAGATTATCTATAGCCATTCTAGCATGACCATTCATAATCTTTTGACTATCATCCATATTTTCAGCTATACCAATTCCAAAAAAGCTATAGGGATTACGCTCATAACTAAAAGCATGGTAAGGAACTCTATGAGGTTTGAATGGGTTAACGACTGCCCGAAGCATTTTAGAGTTGCAAATCCATGCATTAATTTGGATTTCATCTAAATCGTCTACCTCCTCTGGTAAATCCATTCCTACTTGTCGGGCGTACTCTGCATCCATAACGCCCCAGTATTCAAGAACTTCAAACTGACTAGCACCATACTCATCTGTACGGCTGTCATCTTTTAATTCTTGTTCGTAGTCTTTTTCAATATAATTAGGCCCAAGTTGTAAACATTCACGTATAGCATCTTTATCAAAATACGGAAGTTTATTTAGGCTTCTAAGCTGTGTTCTATTCATACGATGCCTATGAAAGACATATTCAGCTTCTTCTATCGTAGTAGCGTTTGGATCAGGAAAGAAATCCCATATACTTACAAACTCAATACGTGGTACTCTTACAGTTATAGGAGAATATGTTCTTTTACCATCTTCTCCTTTTGACCACTTATTAAGAGTTTTATTAAAATTAAATGGGCCTTTTACAATTCCTGTACCAAATAAAGAAGCCTCAAAAAGAGCACTTCTTATTTCACTGGCACCGTTAGATTCTTCAATCTGATCATGGATTAGCTTTTCCATTCTCCTTGCTGCTTTTTGAGCAGGGCTAAGTTCAAGCATTTCTGGGATCGCGGAGAGTCCTTCTGTAAGTTCTTCTTCAAATTCTTCTTCAATAAAAGTTTGTTCAAATTTCCCTGTGCCGTATGTCGCTCCTGCTTTGAGTGTACGCCCATCACCTTCGTAACCAACGTCATAAGGATTCTCCCTTTCTTCTGCACCCTCTACTTCTACATCTGCCCCTTGATCAGGAGACGTAGTTTCTATTCCAGGTACAGGATTATTTATATCTAAATATGCATTTTCAGCAACCCCTTCAGGCATTTTAGTTTCACCTATGCCTATAGGAAATTTGTTACTGCCAAAGATTACTTCTACTAATTGCCCATAGGCAGCTAGTACTTTAGTCTTTGTAATCTTTACAAATACTCTAGATTTTTCAGATTCTCTAAATCTAACATTTTTACCGTATAAACCACGATAATTATGGTAAGACTCTAACCATCTTTTTTCATCTAAATCTCTAGCTGATTCCGCAGAAATAAACCTATCTTGAATTAAACCTACAAGATTATTTTGTAAACTTTCTTCAAGAGTAAGAGTTAATGCTTCTTCATCCTCTACTGGTTTAAAATAGAGTTCATTAGATGTTAAACTATTTTCAGCCATAATTTACTAGTCTGGAGTTACACCAAGATGTTGAAACTCAATAATAAATGTAGCTGTAGTTGCTGCCGTAGCCAAATCATTAGCAAGAGGCTTCAGTCTAATATGAAGCGTTCTTGCAGAAGAACTATACAAAGAACCTGCTAGTGTCATAGCTTCAGAAGTAGCAGGGCCACCATTCATGTTAGCAAACTTATTAGCTGTAGCTGGCAAACCATTTTCAATAATGTAAAGCGGTGTATTAGCTGTAATTGTTACTGCACTACCACCATCATCTGCAATAGCTTTTTCATCAATAATCTGACCACCGCCTGCTGCTGTGCCTAAATCAAAATCAATATCATCTCCTGATGCACCAGCAGTAACTAAGTTACCATTAGCAATCATAATAAGATTTTTAATTGAAGTATCGGCTGGTTGTGTAAAACTAACGTCATAAGTAGCATCTGCTGTTACAGCAATAGTACCTGTCGTAGTAGACGTAGCTGATGTAATTACATTGTCTGCAAGATCACGTACATCACCTGTTCTAGCAGAATTTCTTCCTGTATCTCTAATATCAACAACTGGGTTTGACATATATTTTCTCCTTTATTAGTATCCAAATTCAGCATCTACAGGTGTATATGCTTGCTCCATTCTCATATATCTTAATTGACTTAAAGGGTCATTTACCCTTGGTCTAGACATAATTAAATACCTTAATGCATCATATGCATGATCAGGTGCTTTAGTATCAACATCTTCAGGATTACTTTTATCCAGTGGAATACTTTGAAGCTCGCGTATCAGGTTAGGGCAATTATTAAATATTTGTAAACGTGGCCTACCGCTTTGCTGCACTTTCAAGTATTCGTGTATTTGTATTTTACCTTGTATCCTGTTTTTATCTGAAGGTCTTAATTTATGACCTGCTCTTACTAAAGTCTCACCAACAGTCGGGCCTGTTGTACCTGTTCTATTCCACGCTGCTGTATCTAAAACGCCAGCAACTGAGTAAGGATCAGCTAACTCCATGTTAGTGATCATCTCTGCTAAATCTACACCAGTTAAACCTTTACGGTATAACTCTCTATAAACAATTAAAGTACCATCAGTAGGATCAACACTAGCCCATATACAAGAACTTTCTGAAGCATAACCATAGTCAATCCCTTTTACTCTTTCCCATCCTATAGGAATTTCAAAAGGAGATATAACGTGTACATCAAAATCAAACTCTGTAAAAGCTGCTCCTTCTGTGATGTCCCAATTACCTTCCAATAACTGCTTACGCTGTACTGCTGGTAGAGCTTTCAACATTTGCTCATATCTACCATCTTTTGCAAGATAAGGATTATCATCTAATCTTGCTGGGATAAACTTACGGCTTAATCCATCAGAACCTTGGAAGGTCTCGTTAGGCTCTGACGGATCAACATACCGCTTTTTAACCCATTGTGCTCCAACCCCGCCAGGGTTTGCAGTACAACGTAAGTAAGGGACAATCTCTGGATCAGTGGTACGCAGACGAGATGCTAAATAATTCCACCCAAACTCTGTTGGCAAGTGGGTGATTTCGTCAAAACCAATCCAAGAGTAAGCTTGTCCCTGGTATCTGTATACATCTGCATCCCTTTCTAAGAAACCAAATTCTATTTTAGCTCCGCTTGGAAAGTTCCACAGCTTTTCTACTTCTCTAAATTTACATCCTGGAAATGCTCTAGGATATAATTCTCTAGATTTATCTATAAGCTCTCTTAGTTCTGGCATAGATCTTCTAAGTATCAATGCCCTATGAGCAGACTTATGTGCATAACGTAAAGGATCTACAAGCATAGCATATGATTTACCACCACCTGCTGCTCCTCCATACAAAACATCTAATTCACCTGCTGCTAAGAAATCTGTTTGTGGGCCTTCGTTTGGCCTAAAAACAATATCTTGATTAGTATCTTTTAAATGTTGTTGTACTGTTTCAGGCAGTATTTCTAAATCGTCTTCTATTACTACCTTGCTATTACTACCTACGTTATCTAGCTTTTTAAATATTTCTTTCTTTTTTTCTAAAGATTGTTTTTTATATTTTAATCTTCTATTTAAAACTTTAAC